GTTGTGTACGTTATTCCCGCAATAGTTTCACCCGAATTAGCCGCTGATGATAGTGCAGACGTTGGGTATTCGATAGTACTAGCTGGTGCATACGGTGGAAGTGTATCCAAAGCAGTTCCAGACGCTGGACCTAATAACAATTCGTTTTCTGCTACTGTAGTTAAACCGGTACCACCCTTGGCAAGTAAAACTTGTGAACTCAAATTACCGGGGTTGAGTACTGATAAACCTGTCTGTGTACCCGTACCACCACGCGCAACAGAAAGCACGCCTGTATGACTACCGTGACTCAAATTTAAATGTGTTATACCCTGACCGGAACCACTTATGTTCGCTGCATTGAAGTTACCCCCAATGACGCTCGAAGAATTAACCGTTTGGGCACTTATAGTACCGCTTGATGCATCTATTATAGTTCCCGTACCGGTTAATTGTAAATTATCCGCGGTTACTTTACCTGTTGTCGTGACGTTACCGGATAAAACGTTACCCCATACATTTGCCGTGATGTATCCATCCGCTGTTGTGTTTGTAGGTACAACGGTTTCACTTTCAGAATTACTTTCTGTAAAAGCGATTGTATATTCTTTACCCATGGTTTGACCCAGAAAACCTGCAAATACATTCGCGGTTGGTCTTGTCATATGTTGCCCCATATCTTTTGCGTCTACGGTATTGTTGTGTGCGACTGCAAATATTTTATCGGTAATGTAATGATCGGTTGTATGCTGCGCCGTAATATTACCTGCAACGGTTAAGTTTCCAGAAACGACCACGTTTGAACTAATAGATGTAATATGTGTAGATGGGTTATACCCAATTTTACTTTCCTCAAAAATACCAGAACTGTTCACGTATGGTATAGTCAAAGTATTTAACGAACTAGCGCCCGTACCACCTCGAGCAATAGGAACTTGTCCGGTGTTAGTACCTTGACCTAAATTTAACTCACTTATATTTGAACCGTTCCCACTAAAAGCTCCTGTAAAAGTAGATGCTGTTATATCACCGATTGGTGCATCTAATACAACTCCCGAACCGTTTAATGCAACTTGTCCACTCGTTACTTCTAGAGCTACACCCGAAGATTTATTTAATGTTATGACTTCGTCGGAAACGTTAGATACACCTGTTTGTGATGCAAGAACTTCATCTAACGTAAGTGGAACATCGGACCATTCGGGTGCCGTTTTACCCGCGTTTAATCGGAGAAACTGACCCGCGGTCGCGGAAGATGTACTTAACTTTGCGAGTGATGTTATTCCACTGGCATATACTAAATCACCTTCGCTATATGTATTAATACTTGTACCACCATGTGTTACGGGGAGAACACCTAGGTTTATATTACCCGTATCTATATTTGTTATGGACGAACCATCACCGGAAAATGATGACGCATTTATAACTGAAGCTGTTATGTTATTAGATCCTAATATTTCACCATATATACCCGACGATGCTATGTTATTAGATCCTACTATTTCGCCGTACAGTATTCCACTAACTTTACTCGCTGTTATGTTATTAGATCCTAATATTTCACCGTATATACCCGTTGTTCCAACAAGTTTATCTGCTATTATATCGTGAGTTGTTGTTATTTGATCATATACACCCAGTGTTCCAGTAATAGTTTGACCTTGAATGTCACCTAGAGCAGTAATAGTTTGACCTTCAATGTGACCTTGAGCAGTAATTGCACTTGCTGTAATTAAATTGGAACCGCTTATGTTACCAAATATATAGTCATCGACAACTATATTACTATATGCCTTGAGTGACGTTGTTGGATTTGTAAGGTGTAGTGTATTTGATGTAATATTACTTTTATCCGTGACAGTTTGTAAAGTTACATTTGAAAGAAGACCACCATCACCACGATAATATTGTGCGTTTATATTCCCCGTCGTTTCTATAGCGAAAACAGATTGTGTTGGTACATTCATAACAGTTTGACCAACAGCTCCCAATGTAAATAAATTTTGTGGATTTGTATTTGCTACGGCGACGTGGGACGTTGCTTGTATATCCCCAGTGTGTATAATACCTGAAACCTGAATTTTGTTTGTATTATCTTTATCTATAACGACAGAGTTCCCTGTAGTTGATAACCTATCAGTTCTTGTATTACCTACAATTCGTAGATCATCGGTATCACCTACTGGACCTTTAATAAAAACCTTATCGGCTACAGATAAGGCGTGCGTTGGGAGTGTATTTGAAATACCTACGTTAGATGACGCAACCAAAGATGTAGTTGCATTGTTAAATTCAACTGTATTTGCTGTAACATTACCTACAGTAGTTGCATTTTCTAACGTAATACCACCTAATAAATCCGTAGCTACACCCGAATCTACAAGTTCTGCTGTTTGTGCGTGATACGCAAAAAAATTCGCACCTGCTAATTCTGCTACACGTACCGGTGTCACATAAAGTGAACCTGGTGTTGATGCAGATATGGGTGCATCTGACGCATTAAAAACAACTGTGTTTTCGGCCTGATTATCATTAGCGTGTTTACCAAACCGGATTTTGGTAGACCGCTCGATGGTAGGTATATTTTTAACCATTTAATATAAGTAGGTATTTTTAATTGGCGTATATTAAACCCGCCATACCATTTTCTATTCTAAGAATATTGTAATTTACGGCATATATTGGATCATTTATAATCATATTTTGGCTATGTATCTTTGCAGAGTCTAAGCGACTAAAATTGAGCGTTCCTGTCGGTTGGAGTGAGCTCGTCGAAAGACAAAAGCAGTATAAAAAGAAATCTGGGGAAGTTACGAATTGTGTGTGGTAATAGTTTTGAATTTCCATAAAATGTGGTTTCCCCCATTTATAATTACCTATATCGAGACCATTTATCTCGATCTTTATTTTATTACTCGCGGATGTTAAAGCACCTTCGGTACTTGTGTCTGAACACGCTAGGTATTTAACTGGGTGGTTAAATGTAAGTTCCTGTGTAAGTTCCTGTGAAGGAATACTTTTTTGAACCTGTGTAATGAGTAGATCATGATTTCTCGAAACTAAATTTCCACGTTCTTCGTTATCGAGGTAATAATAATTTGAATAACACTCGACGTTATAATTACCTGCTTGCGAACCCCAATGAATACGCAATTCTACTTCATGGTACCGCAAAGCAACTATTGGTATAGCACATTGTGGACCTTCGCAAAAAAAGAAACGTAAAGGATAAAAGTATGAACGTGCACTTATACCTGGGTGTGTACCATTAGAACTCTTAGAAACATTCGTTGCGAATGTATCTATGGCTATTTTTTCCGTAAACGCCGCGTCTTGTGAATCGATAACTTGTCCACCGATAAGCAATTCAACTCGATCAATTATATTTTCCCAGTTTTGAATATCAAGTGCTTTTGAGTTATCGTCTATAGTAAAGTAGGTGTATCCTAATAAGTCACCTGATCTTGGTATTTTGATCGATGACATAGCGTTATTTTTCACAGCTCCTTGTATCGTTTGCTTCTCTATAGATTGTGAAAAATTAGAATGCCTTTTGAAAGTTGAGTTAAAGAATGAAATTTCTGGTTTTCCCATAATGTACTCATCTTGAGCACCGATGGCAATAAGTTGAACAATACCAGAAGACATTTATAATAAGAAAAGGTTAAAATTATACGTGTATATCGCCCTGAAATAATTAGAAGGCTAAATTTCTTTTTTTGCAAACGAATCTAAATATTAAACATGTTTCGGATGTAGTCGCCGCAGCACCTGTTTCCTTCAATAACTCAACGGTTATTCTATCGAGTTTCTTTATTGGGTTAAAATATTGTTGAATAACTGGGTATTCGTTTTTAAAAATGAGTCGAGATGTTCCATCTGTTACGAGAGAACCGAAAACGCCGTTTATTAAATTATCATCAGCTGTATCAAGATCTGTTTTTCCTCTTTGAGAAAAGAAAGTTCTTAATTCATCAATTTTAAGATGTATTAATTTATGAGCTCCACCTGTACCGTTAATATGAGCGGCTGTTAATTGAACCTGAACTATATTTTCGATGGGTTTTGGGAAGAATGAAGTAAATTTTTGTTTTTGAGAATCGTCAACAGAATCAACGATAATGGTATGATACTCGTGTTCAAAATCGGGTAAACTTGACTGACTAGTCACTAACGCCATTTATATATACTGGAGATTTTACTTCATCTTGTACGCCGCTTGTTGCTGGACAAGTTCTTGTCCGCCACAAACTCCACCTCGACTATCGGAATAGTACGAGTTTCCGAGACACGATGGCTTCGATTCAAGATCGAAAAGGGAACCTTCATTTTGGGTTTCGATTTCGACGGTCTGGTAATTACTTGTTCTCATGGCGGCGAGAGCGCATAACATTAAGAAGACAATCACAATTGCCTTGAGGGTATTTTTGTTTGTAGCGTTAAGTTTCATTTGTTATCAACATACATTTTTTTTAAAGTGCGTTAAAGAATTTATAATACTTTCAATATAAAGATTAAATGGACGGTGAGATCATACTTAATAGAAATCATACAAATGTTATGAAACTTGACGATAACGAACAAGCTCTTATGAACGAGATTGAAATCGAAATTCCAAGACCTCAGCCTGTAAAAAAACAAATGCCGAAACCCATGAAGACTCAATTTACACCGCCACAAACACAAACTTTCCAGGAAGATATTGATTCGTTTGCTAATCCAAACAAACAAAATCCACCTTCGATTCCTCCACAAGAAGATCCAGTTGATTACGGTGAATACGAAGAAGAAGATCAGGGGTATGATTATGCAGGTGGTGGGGGAGGTGGTATGCCTTATATGGAAGAGGAAAAACCGTCACCAGGCTACAAAACAATCGATGAAGAAAAAGCCGATCTTGTAAATAAACTCGGGAGACTCGAAAAGAAAGGGTTTACGGTAAATAAAAGATTAAATGTATATTCACCAATTGACGAACTTAGAAACGAAGTAAAGAGAATTACGTATAGCATAGACGTTGATAAATCTATAAAATTTTCGAGGCGTATGCTTGTTGCATGTACAACCGGTCTTGAATTTTTAAACAAAAAGTATAACCCATTTGAAATTCAACTCGATGGTTGGTCGGAAAATGTAATGGAAAATGTCGACGATTACGATGAAGTTTTTGAAGAATTGTACGTGAAATATAGAACTAAAATGCACGTTGCCCCAGAGGTAAAGCTGATTATGATGCTCGGTGGGTCGGCTATGATGTTTCATTTAACCAATAGCATGTTTAAATCAGTCATGCCTAATATGAATGACGTGATTAAACAAAACCCCGGGTTGGTCCAAAACATGGTTTCTGCGGTACAGAACACAGTTCCTAAATCTCAACAAGGTGCGAGCGAACCATCCGTAGATGAAAATGGGAGACGAGAAATGCAAGGTCCAGGGTTTGATATCTCGAGTCTTATGGGTAATATCATGATGCCTCCCCAACCACCAATGAACACAACAAGTATTAATAAACCAGACGATACGGAAATTGATATCGAAGACGATATTTCGGATATTGCCGAACCACCAACTTTTGATACGGGTAAAGAAGGCGGCGATGACGAAGTGAGAGAAGTTAAAGTTACTCAGACCAAATCAAAAAAAGGAGGTGGTAAAAAGAAAAAGACCGTTGAAATTAATTTGTAAACATAGTATAAATGATAGGGTATTGTCCTTTAGATGAAGACCCTATTGAGATACCTTCTCGGCGGCGAGAAGTTGCACCCCCGACCCCAGTCGAACCACAGGCGGTGGCGAGACCTAGACGTTCTAGATCTTTCCTCGGTGAAGACGATACGGAGTGTAACTTTGTCGTTATGTTTTTCATTGCGGGCGTAATTGCCTTAGCGGTTATGGACGCACTTCCTAATAAAAAGTGATCGACTAAACCATCTACCATCCTGCTTTTTCCAGCATGGTAAATGTGATTTCGTTTTTTAATTACTGTTTATGTACTTTTTGCCTGTTCAGGAATGACGTGTCCGTCGTCGTCAGTCCAGCCTGTATCGTACATGTGTTGATCTTTTCTTTCACCTATAACTAACCAACTAACTTTTGCGGTAGAAGATGCGTTTTGACACGATATTGTAAGCGTGTTTCCGGATACGGAACCTTTTACTGCATCCCAATCGGATTCGTTTGATGTAAAACATTGAACGTCTCTATTCAATACTTCAAATGTACCACTCGTCATGTTAGAAACGCTATCTAAGTTTATAGATGCATTCCCGTTTACTAGATTAACTTTACCCCTATATATGAGATCAGCTTTTGGACCTTCTATGAAAGAGTGGCAAAGTGTGTGTGTATTACTCATAATTGCAAGTGGGTGATCTATTTTGAAGGAACCACTACCTTTTGATAACGTACCTGTACAGTTAATATTACCAACAACATCTAAAGGGTGAGCTGGAGATGATGTTCCTATACCAAGTTTACCGGTATAATCGATTTTCAAATTTGGATTAAATGTACAAGTTGCACCATAAATATCAATATTTTCCCAATTGATTTCTGCGACTCCCCCAGAAATCATATTTACAATAATTAAAATTCTATCGTATGGTTCGTCGTTATTGTAATCCGGTGTTCTAGTGAATATGGTATTATTACCATTATTAGCAAAACTAAGAGAACCTAAATCACCGGTATAATGTATAAGATTGTATTCTATACCATCGTTACTACCTAATACATATGCTATTCTAGGCTGACATGTTCTATCGTAACAGTCTATATCTAATTTAGTGAGGAAAATTGGATCTGGTATCCGAAGTTCTATCCATTCACCTTTATATCCCGCAATTCTTTCCGATGTACCTATATATGATCCAGGATCTACTCCATTAGAATACGTGATATTGTCATTGTCACCCAATATCCATTTATAAGACCCGGTATTATCATCATCAAACGCCTTGTATGCATTTGTTACATCCCTTGATGCAGTCACTGTATATCCGGATACAGTGTTACTCGTTAATGCGAGTGTAGGATACGCTACTACTGAATTTATTGTTATATCTCCCCACGTTGTAGATGATTTTGTTGCTCCAGCTTGACTAAATCTTACATCACTTGTGTTATTTATATAATCAAAGTTTAAACCTGTTATTTCTCTACCGCGACCTATAAACCCTTGTGTAGACTTAATTTTTCCATCTACATGTATAACTTCGGTTGGTGAACTAACATTTATACCTAACATACCAGCACCACCCGTGTTTCTGTGCATGACAGCACGTATATCTTCTAGTGTTCTATCGGTCCCCGTATTTAAATCGAACGCTATTTGTCCACCTTTTAACCGTATTCTATCTGGTCCTAATGTACCACCACCGGATGCATTTGCGTTATCTCCACCTTTAAAAAGTAATAGTTCGGTTTTTTCATAAGATTCATAAACGCGATTTTCTATAACTGACATTTCATACGCATTTTCTGATTGCGAACCACCAAGGTATATACTTTTATTACCATTACTCGAATACTCACTTGTACCTATAGATATACCAACTGTTTGAAGATTTCCATCAAACGTTACGTTACCTTTAATCACCATAGACTGATTGATTTTGTATACCCAAGTATTTGACGTACCTGTAGAAACCTGACCATTCGAACCAGCTATGTATGTAGTTGCACCTCCTATATATGTTATATCAGGTACAGAAAAAGAATTTGGTCGAGAAGGGTCGGGAAATGGGGCGGAGTACGTGGAAATGGGAGTAATGTCCTTAGAGAAATGGTGTTCGTCTTTTCCTATAGCTATCATTTCACTTTCACCATCAACGGATATAGATTCACCTAACCGGTGTTTACTATTACCATTAACCCAAGTTTCAATTTCAACAGTTTCATTCGGAAAACTTACCCATTGATATCCATCAAAATCGAATGTGACAACACTACCTTTACTATCATAACTTGGGGCGCCAGCAATTATACGCCTACCTGAACCACCAAAACGTGTACACCATCCAATCAACATATAACTTTGGGATGCAGTTACATGTTTACCATTTTCCCCTAATTCTTTCCACTCGGCATTAGTCTGATCCCAATCAAGTGTGTATATTCTTCCCGACATGGCTTGAGGAGCCGTGTTTGATGTACCGTAATTTCCGGGAGCACCTGCTAATATACGCGTACCCGCCCTGTTTATATCCACAGATGTGCCAAGTGCATCTAACCATCTAACTTTCGACGGATTTGTATCATTTGTCAAACCTATACCAGTTGTACCTATAACAGATGTCATAGAAACGTTACTGGTCCAAGTCGTACCACCAGATAAAACAGTAACATTATCGTAAACGTGCGCATTACCGGTATATGGAAATGAGTTAGTTGGCAAACTGAGTCCCCCTTGTAATTGATGGTCGACACTCCATATACTTCTTATTGATGGTTCACCTACGATTATCTTATGTCCTACATTTGTTATACCTAGGGAATACCCAAAATGGAAATTTTTCCATGTTGCGGGTGTGTTAGTTGATAAAGTTCCCGAAGGTGAATTTAAGGTCTGTTGTAAAGTATAGTTTGATCCATCCCACTTGTATATATAAACTCTACCTTCAGATACGGGTTTATGGTTAAATTCAATATTACCACCTGTGTTTGGATCTACTGTGTTATAGAAAGGTGCACCAACAACTAATATGTTACCATCTTTTTGGGATAAAGCGACAGAGTGTCCAAACCCTCCCTGTTGTGATACCACTGAACCTCTCTGGGTCCATCCATTACCAGTACTATCCTTTGTAAATACGTAAGCATAACCATCAATATTCGATACAGATCCAAACCATGTCCCTGGAGCACCTACAGCTAC